AGAGAACCAAATCGACATACTACCGACACAGATGGGACGTTTTTTGTCACAGATGCTAAATGTCTAGATTTTTTTGTGGTGTCAGTTATGTGGAGGTTTTGGGTAATAACAACATTTTGCAGAAATATTTTGTCAGGGAAAACGAAAAACTTTTTGAGGGGTGGGGGGTTGGATTTGAAATTCCCTAGGGATATTTTTGGGGTTTTCTTGTTGTGATCTGAAGGGGTGTTTGTTCTCCAGATAGATAACCACCGACCGATCTCACGACCTAACTACACATGTATACGTTGGTATACGGGTTTATGGTCCTCCTCCTGCTCCTCTGGTGAAACTACGGGTAAACAGATTTGAACATGAATGTTAAGAATTGAACACGAGTGTATGGTATATAACTTGTATCCAAGAATATAACGCCTATTTAACATAACATTCCCCCTGAGAATCGCCTATACGATTTTGAACTAAACTATTTACCGTACACGCAAATTTAACGCAATGCTCAGCTATTGGTATCAGCCCGATGCAGAGCAATGTTAAGAATTTAACACCGACCGACCGAACTGTTAAAATATAAACAAAGCCAGCCGATCACCTGAAAACCACAGCAAAATCAAGGGATCGACCGACCGACCGACCGATAGCTTTTGTCTATAGTCCTGACTCTTGTATAGGTTTTCCTTATGAAGATCATCAAATATACGGGGATTTCCTTGCCAATATTCTTAGATTATTGCCAATATAATTAGCTTTCATTGCCAATTTATTTAGCTTTTTTTGCTAATATTTTTAGTTTTATGCTAACAGATATCGGGTTAAAACAGTCCCATACTTCCCCCCACCAAATTATTTTTTTATTTTTTTTGTTAAAATCCTAACATCGACATCTCAGTATTTATGGGGGTTGTAGAGGTACATCGGTGGGTTTGTTAATTTTTGAACATCTTTTTTCATTGTCATTCCAGATATGTGCCTTATATTTGAACCGTAAACGATGCACAAACGGTGCACATAGATTTACAGAGTTCTTTGACATAATGTATTATATAGTCCAGTACTAACGACTGTAAGACGGCCTCCAAAAGGTCGCATCGCCTGCAAGTTGGAGCAGGCTTTAATCGGAATTTCTCCTCTATCTATATAATGCATACGGAAAGCAATCGAGTCCGCCTAATGCGATGTGGACGTTAAGCAAAACGCATTGCCCATTGAACGGTTAGCCGTTACTCAGTTCGCTACTGACAATGGGGACGAAACAATAAAAAATAGAGTTATGTATAAGATTGAATTACATTTAGAAAAAGGTGAAATGACGTGGGATGGTGATTTATTGACCGAAGACCGTTATATAGTTATAGACAGCGAAGGCTGTGATGAATTTGGTGATCACTTTAGTAAGGAGGAGGCTCAGGAGCAAGCTAACGAGTTGAACGATGAGTTTTTGGAATTGAAGAGAGAGAAAGAGACGGTCAAACGTGACCTTGTTGCGTTCATCGACTCATTTATCGATTCAGATACGCTCACGGGTGACATGCTGGATTCGATTATTAAGAAATGCACAGACCTTAGATTATCTGACTTTTAGTATTCCATTTTACCTTGCCTCGTATCTTAGTCGATACGGGGTTTTGGTGGTAGAAACAATAATAAAAAAATAAATTATGAACTTATCAGAATTAGCCGTATTGAGAAAGATGTTAAATCATTTAGAAAAAGATCAAAGAAATAGTATAAGACTTATGCTATTAGATGAAAAAACTAAAATTGCTGTTGAAATTGCAGACAAAAAAGAAGATTTTGGGGCAGATACTCTTGACGAAAGATATGAGTCTGTCAAATATATGATTAAACAAATTGATTTTGTTAATCATAGATCTGTTGATGAGCAATTATTTCCTAACACTTTAAGACAAGCTATATGATTTTTTACGGAAAGAGTCCTGAGATTTTTAAAAACGAAGTTATAGGTTACTGGTACACATTTGATTTCGACATCGAAATTTACGTTGGAATCAACGGAGAGATTGAAGATTACTCAGGATGTGGTTATGAGAGAGCAGTTAAGTTAATAAACTCGACTAAGCGAGTATAAATAGTCATTAGGCTTAGAGCGTCACTCCTTCGGGAGTGGGTTGAACAAACAAATAAAATTAAGATTATGAAAACTGAAACAATAATGAAATTATGGATGGGCGCACTTATCGGATCGGTATTTGTTGCTATAGTATGGAATGTAATTATTGAATTTATTAAATAATAGAGTTATGAACAACGCAGTATACAACCACATGAACAAGAATCTTGAGAAGTTATGCGACCGTCAATCGAAGGCATGGAGGAATTTGAAAAACATGAAAATTGAGTGGAGAAATCGGTTCTGCCTGACAGATGACGAGAGATTCGAGTTAGAGCAATGTCAGCACGAATACGATAGTCTAACAGATAGAATTGATCAGTTGAAAGATCGTTTACTAACCTTCGAGTTATTCGGAGAGTAGTTATCATCACCTCGGACCAGAAACGGTTCGGGGTTTTGGTAGTAGAAACAATAAAAAAAAATATGATTATGAGTTATTCAAAAGGAGCAAAAATTGCAAACAAGATTCATAAGTGCTACACGGATTTCGGTGTATTTAAAGGCGCTAACGGTTTTATAGATAACTACCACGATGAGATGTTATACTTGTTAGATACGGTCGATAGTATTCGACATGAACGATTCGAGTTAGAGATAACTGAAGAGGAGGAAGTTGAAGAATTGACAAAGGTCTTAAACCGAATCCGCAAGTATTCAAAGATTCACAGATTACTTGCGGAGTTATCTAAACCTAATCAATAGGACTAGACTCTAAAGAATCACCTCGCCTCCAGTCAGAAACGACTGGGGGTTTTGGTAGTAGAAACAATAAACTAAAATTAATATTATGAGACATGTAACAATTAATCCGATACAAGTATTGGTAAACAAGATCAACGCAAAGCAGAATTTTGTTAAGATTCTGAAGCCTGAGATATTTACGGAAACAAATCAAGTGATCAACACAATTTACGAAGGTAAGAATCCTTCATATGATTGTAATGATATGGGATTAAGAATTCTTAATTTGATTGAGGATGAAAATGTCATTGCAGTTATAGGCGATCGTGTTGGAAGTGATTATATAATTAACACATTAGTAAAAGTTTAAGATATGAAGTATTCAAGTTTAAATCGAGACGAAATGAAGCAGGACGAATTGAATTCGATCTGTGAGGAGTTGAAAAATGCAATCCAGATCGGATCCGAGCAAATTGAAGTTGATATGGCGATCGGAGTAACTCGGATCATGGTTGATCTTGATGGTCATCTAGATTACTATAGTAAAAAATAGGAGGTATTCCGCTTGATGCGATGTGGAATTAAAGCTAAACGCATTAAAGCAGGTACCGACTCGAAAGAGGATCGACCTGCTTTTGGTGGTAGAAACAATTAAAACAGAAATTATGAAGACAATAAAAATACTAGCACTACAGAAAAAAGTAGAGGAATTAAGAAAGGAAATAATAAGGTTAAACAATTTAATAAAAAAATAAATTACGAAAACTAAAAACAAATATTATGAGATTCATAGCAACAATAAAATGGTTAGATAACGGAAACGTACAAGACGATATGATTCTAAAAATTGGAGATATAGAAGAAGATGATGATGATATTTTCTTTTACTTAGATTCTGAAAGAGAGTTAGAGAGGTTTAAAAAAGAAGGTGCTCATGATTGGGTTATTCTTGATGTAGTCCAAGATAATTGCATACAACTAAAAACAAATAATTAAATAAAGTTATGAAATTAAGCAATAGAGAGTACTTATTCATCATGGTGGAGCAAGGGGATAAGGTAGAGGTAGTTATTACCTTAGATGACCTCCTACAAGTCGACGAGGACAAAAACGATTACGAATACATCTACGCAATTCAAGATGACATCGACTATGTGCTAGACCTTCATGTTGGTCAGTCAATTTATTTCTCTCCAGATAGAAATTATCCTTCATCTGGCGCAGACTTGAATGATCCTAAAGGAATTTTTATACGAATTAAATAAGGTAGTTATGAATTTAAAAGAGAAAGTAAAGCAAGGCCTTAAAGAGGCCATCTGTAGTAGAGGTAAACGCAAAGGAATGCTGAAAGCTAAATGTCCTCCAGTTAACACATATGGCAGTGCTGTATGGTCAGCTATACAGTCTTATAGTAATCCGTACAAGGTTGGACTAGGTCACATGATGTTCATGGATAAGGATAAAAGAGAGGTATACAATTATCTTATAGAAGAAGGTAAGCATGTAAACCTAACGACATTCGACAGTGACGCAAATGTATTAAGAGAGTTAAATTTAATGTAAATATATGAAAGGACATTTTTTGAACATAGGACTAACGATTGGAGTTGATACTTTGACTCAAAATGCAGGTGAAAAATTACTACCTGAGACGGTGGCAAATCAGTTGTCTGAGGTGCTAAAAAAAATGGTGCTAGTGACTGATCGAAATTTAGTTGAGGAGGATACGTTGGTGGTTGAGTTGATCAGACCACTGGATTCGTTTTCTATAGGTTACCTAATGAGAGTTTTGGGACAGAAATCTATACCACAGTTATCTGACGGTAAAGGTCAGATGCATGGATCAAAAGAATGGGGAGAGTTTAACCCGTATTATTTTATTATGAACGATGGCAAGAGATTGTCAGAAAAAAAATAGAGTTATGGAAATTAAAAATGAATACGCAGAACTATCTGCAAAGATTGAGGACATTGTATTGAGAGTTGAGGTAGGTTATCGAGGTGGAGGGATTGAGATTGATTTGGAGCCATTAGGTTTTGAATCTGGAGACAAAATGACTGCATACCAAAATTACTTGGGAGGTGGTTTACTTTCGTCGATTGGAAGTGATTGTAATGTAGTGGATTGGAGATCATTCGATGACCTGTTGAGTATTTCAGAGCAGTTAAAAAAATACTTTTTTTCACTCACTCCTCAGTCACATTATAATGATGATTATGATGACATTCAGAACAGACCTTTGTCTGCTTATTAATATTAAAACTTGACAATTATGGAAGCATTGATTATATTTCGCACTCCTTACGGTGGAATTAAGAAGATAGCAAAGAAATTTAAGGGAGTTGATCACATCGACAACTATATTGCGTTGATGAGTCGGAAGTACGGGTGGATGGTTGACGAATTGTTTTACTAAAATCTAGAGATATGAACAAATCAAATATAATCCAGCAGTTAGAAGAGTTGATCCAAGAGATAGACGGTAGCAGGACGAGAGGTTGGAGAGTTCAGGTGAATGACGGCCTTGTAGTGGTTAGATGTGAGAACGGAACGAACGACTATATTTTGCCTGATGAATACAAGGAAGTCTCAGGTGACGGATTCTCTCTGTCGAACATGAGGTGCATCGACTTTGATGACCGCAATTCATTATGGTATTGGGATATAGAGATGCATTAAAACTTTATTGTTTCAGAAGAAACCCCGTAACGACTGCAAAGGTTCGACGGGGTTTTGGTGGTAACAAATTAAAAACAAGATTATGACACCGAAAGAAAAAGCAAATGAATTAGTAGGATCATTTATAGACTATGTTCCTGACGTTGAAAATTATAAAGAAATTCAACAACATTGTGCATTGATTTGTATTAATGAAATACTAAGTGACACACGAAATCCTTTATCTTATGAAGCTAAGAGAGATTTTTATGAATACTGGAAGCAAGTAAAACATGAAGTTTCTGTATTGTTCTAAAATAAATGTGTTTTTAACGATTAACTAAAAATAAGATTATGAAAATAGAAAATAAATATTGCGAAATACAAGACTTAAATGAAGGCGATTGGTTTATGCTAAACAACGGAGAAAAAATAAGAAACAAGTATAGATATTTAGGTGAAGTAATTCCAAAAGTTTACGGTGGTGTTTGCCCTAATGATGATAGAGATTTTGACTTTGGAACTAAGGTTGAAAAAATTGATGGGTTTTCTTTGTACTTATTACAAAATGGTAGAGATTGGGATTAATCAAATGGATAATTATGTTAGCAACAATAACAAACTAAAAACAAGATTATGAACTTACAACTATCATTAAAAAGAAAATGGTTTGAAATGACCAAGAAAGGCATCAAAACAGAAGATTATAGGGAGTTAACACCTTATTGGTGCAAACGTTTTCTTTATAGGATTAATGGTCCTGTTGGAGGCTATATGTCTGCTGAAAATGAGATTCTAAAAGGCGGTGATGGTTCAGGATGGAATATGAATGGAATAGGTCCACCAATATTTAAAGAATTTGAAACCAACATTATGACTCTAGGATATCCCAAGAAAGGTGATAAAGATCGTACATTAATCTTAGAGCATAAAGGCATTGAAATAAGAACAGGGAATCCTGAATGGGGAGCAGAAGAAGGTAAACTTTATTTTGTCATTAAACACGGTAAAATTTTACAACCATGATAGCAACAATAACAAACTAAAAAACAAGATTATGAAAACAATTATTATAATGCTGATGACTATGGCTCTAAACTATAGCACAGTAAAAATTAAACAATCGCCATTCATAGAATTGGATAGGGCAACAACATACTATTGTAATGTCAGCCAATGTGATAATGATCCCTTCACAACAGCAGATGGATCTGTGATTGATCCGATCAAGTTGAAAAACAAGCAAATCAGGTGGTGTGCATTGTCAAGGGATTTAATATGGGATGAATATCGACAAGGAATCCATGCAGAAGGTTTTAGAGGGTTATTTGAATTTGGCGATACAATAACCGTATATTCAAAAACATGTCCACAAATCAACGGAAAATGGGTTGTTCACGATACAATGAATAAAAGGTACACAAACTCGATTGACTTTCTGATTGATCCAATTAATAATAAACCAAAGTTAGGCGTTTGTCCTGACGTTAAAATAATTAAGAAATGAAAAACGATATAATTTGTTGGTGGAGTGGTGGAGCGACTAGCGCAGTAGCTTGTAAGATAGCTATTGATACTTTTGGAATAGATAGGTGTAGAATAGTGATGATCGACACAAAGAACGAACACCATGATACCTACCGATTTAAAAAAGATTGTGAGAAGTGGTACGGTAAGGAGATTGAAGTTATCACAGAAATAGGTAAGGATTATTCAAGCATTAAAGATGTTTGGAGAAAGCACAAATCCTTAAACGTGGCGCATGGTGCGATTTGTTCAACACAATTGAAAAGGCGAGTTCGGGAGAAGTGGCAAAATAAGAATAATTACACTCATCAAGTTTTCGGATTTGAGTTTGACAAAAAAGAAATGAACAGAGCTTTATCTCTTGAAAAGAATCATGCTAAAGCAAAACCAATATTTCCACTTTTGATGGTGGCATACGACAAAAATAAATGCTTTGAGATATTGGAGGAAGCAAAAATTGAGATTCCGATCATGTATCAAATGGGATTCCGAAATAACAACTGCTTTGGCACTGGATGCGTACAAGGTGGAGTTGGTTACTGGCAGAAGATGAAGCGTGACCTACCACAGAAATTTAATGACATGGCAGATATGGAACATGAGTTAACAGAATTGAGAGGCAAACCTGTAACGATGTTAAAAGACCAATCTAAAAAAGCTAAAGAGAGTGGTAATGTTTTAGTTTTCTTGAAAAAGCATCCAGATTATCCACAATTGAAATGCATTGACGATATGCCACAAGTAGAAGTTGAACCACTATTTGAATGCAATGGTTTTTGCGGTGTGAATGATTTGATCCCAAGAAGCAAAACAGAGGGGCAAATAAACTTTGATTTTGATTTTGAATAAGCCAAAGCTGGGAGTTTGTGATGATGTGAAAATATTGAAGCCTAATTATACGGCTTATGGGACTAATGACTAACGGCTTGTGGCGGACTGTTTAATTTTAAAAATTTTAGCGTGGGATTAAAAGAAAAATATAAAATAAAGCTGATTGATAAAAAGTTAGCGAACAAAATACAGATAGAAAACCATTACCTACATACAAGAGCTTCTTGTATTTACGGCTTTGGGTTGTTTGAAGATGAAGAAATAATTGGTGTAATATTATATGGAAACCCTACAGCACCAACTACATTGGATATTTGCGGTAAGGATGAAAGAAAAAGTGTAATTGAAATTACAAGGCTTTGGATAAAAGATGATACTCCTAAAAATACAGAAAGTTATTTTATAGGTAACACCATTAAACTAATTGATAAAGAAATAATAATTGCATTTGCAGACCCCGAATTTGAACACGTAGGAACTGTGTACCAAGCAAGTAATTTTATTTACACAGGAAGAAGCAAAAGAGGTGGTAGAGTAATTGCGATAAAAGGAAATAAAATACACAATAAAACTTTATGGAAGCAATATAAAACAGCTAAACGAATAAGAGAGGTTTTTGGTGATGAGAATGTTTATTATAAACCATACATAACAAAGTTGAGATATGTTTATTTTAACTGTTCTAAAAAAAGAAAGAAAGAACTATTGAGTAAGATGATTTATAAAATTGAACCGTACCCAAAACCTAATGGCTGACGATAGGAAGACACAGAGCGTTGGCAAAATTTTTAAAATTAAATTGCAACTAACACCAAACTAAAATTTCGTTTTAATGAAATTTACACGTTGTTATTGTTATACGTAAAAACATATAAAATGATGGGAAAACCCAACATTATACGCAAATACATATACTAATGATGGTTAAAAGAAACATTATCGAACGTTTCAATGTTCGACAAAAACAAAAGCAAAGATGAGTAAAGAAAAATTAAGATATACTTTGTGGGAATGTGAACTATGCCATGACATTTTTATAACAGATTCCAAAAAAAGATGGAGTATGGTTATTTGTAAGTGTGGTAAGACTTCTGTAGATGATGAAGAGTGGTATAGCAGATATATGGGCAAACCTAAATTCTTACAGCAATCAGATAAATTAAAGGAATTAAACCAAAACAAAGATGATTAAGATAATTGAGCATATCGTAAATGCAATAGGTGTAGTAATAATAATGCCTATTCTCGTTATAATAGTTACAGTAGATATGCTCGTAAACCAAAACAAAGATGAGTGAGAATTCGGATAAACCATATTGGGTATATGATAAAAAGACAGGCAAAATAAAAGGCTTTTATAAGTGGAAAGATGCCGTTAAATATGATAAAATTTTAAACCAAAACAAAGATGAATAAGAAAGAAATATCACGAAAGATAGTTGAGTACTTCAACCGTAACGAAATGTGGGAGTATTACAAATCGATAAAAGAATAACTAGCATAAACGTTAATTAATTAATTTTTTACTTGTAAATGTGCAAATTTAGTGTTAGATTTGTGCGAAATTAAATATAATAAATATGGATCCGATAGGAAAATTAATAGAAACAATTAAGGAGCGTGAAGACATCAGCGTTCATACAGGTGTGGATGGGTTTCTGCATCTTCAAATAGAGACCGACTACGACATAGATTACTTCAACATAACCATGGAACATTCATCTGAAGAGGTGGATGGGGAGGTTGTCACAGAGATTGTTGAGATTAAAGACTTCGAGTTTGAATTGAAGGACTTTGATAAGCCTGTCCATTTAGCTATGAGTGCTAGTAAGCAAGACGAGTTGGTTAAATTTTTAAATGAAAATCTAGAGTTATGAATATTAAAAGAGAATTTCAATTGGATCGAATCATGAAAATCGGTGTACCGGGGCAGAGTGATAGCTACTCTTCAAAAATAATGGACGAAAAAAGAGAGATCGTTATCAGCATATCTTGCACTGGCCTAGAGGATGCTCAATCGATATCCAGTTCGATAGTAAACTTCTTAAATGGAGATGTTCCTGAAGCAGATGCTGAGAAGGACAGAAAGATAGCTGAGTTGACTAAGATCATTCAGGACAGAGCTAAGTAATTAATTAAAAATCAAAATAAAATGAGCGAAAAGACACACTGGCGAAAGCTACAGAATCCAGAGTACATTGGATCATGGGATTTGGAAGGTGATACAGATGTATTGATAACTGATATCACTACCAAGGAAATCACTGGAATAAAGGGAACGACTAAGGAAACGGTTCTAATCCTGAAAGGAATGAAGCCAATGATTGTAAACGTCACAAACCAATTAACCATTCAACAATTATATGGTGCGTACATCGAGGACTGGATTGGTAAGACTGTAACACTATTCCCTACCACCACGAAGGTTAGAGGCGAGAAGATGGACTGCATCCGTATTCGGAAGAGAAAGCCTACTCAAAAGCAGGAGAAGAAAAAAAGTCCTATCGATGACGCTAGACTTGAGCAAGCTATCGATGCCATTAAAAGTGGTGCCGTAACAAGAGAGAAGGTGGAAAGCCAATTTACATTAACTGCTAAACAAAAAAATAGACTAGATGAAGGACTTAAAGATTAGATGCCACGAATTGTGGAAGATTATGGGTAACGGTCGTGGCGATTTCGGTTTAACTGAGACCGCCATGACGTTAGTCAAAGAAAAGGTAAAGCAACATCTGTACCACTACAAGAGTACGATCGAAAGTAAGTACCTTACTAAGGGTATTGAGACCGAAGATCAGATCAGAGAGATGTACAACGGATTCTTCTTTACTAACCTAGAAAAGAACACTGAAAGGAAGAGTAATGACTGGATCGAAGGAGAGCCTGATGCTGTATCTGACAAGATTATAGACTTCAAGTCTGCTTGGTCATCCGAAACGTTTCCAGCTTCTATGTCAGACGCAGATAAGAAGATCAAGAAGGCTGGGTATGAAACTCAACTCAGAGGTTACATGTGGCTATGGGGTCTAGATTCCGCTGAACTAGTTTATGGTTTAGTAGACACTCCAGAACACTTGATTGAGTGGGAGCAGAACAGATCTATTCATGAGGTGGAGCACCTCCCTGTACATCTCAGGCTTACTTGTGTTCAATACGAAAGAGATAAGGATTACGAGATGATGATCAGATCCAAGGTTGAAGACTGCCGTAAGTTTGCAGAACAATACATGAAGGAGATTGAATCAAAACACTTAAAACATGAAGAGAGAAATATTTAATAGATATGTGGAAGCTATTGCTAGTAATTTCAACATAGATGAGGATGACTTGTTTACGGTGGATATCGATTACAAAGTTGCCAAGCCTAGGCAGATGTTATACTACCTATGTATGAAGCGTAACATGACGTCGACCGAAGTAGCTAAGTACATGAGAGACAATGGCGCAAACACACGTCACTCTTCTGTACTTAGAGGTAGAGATAGAATGAGTTCCATCATAGAAAATGATAGGGATTATTACTTACTAGAAAAAAGAATAGCTAAATGTATAGACTAGATCAAATTTGGGAACAAGCTAACCAAGAAGAAAGAGGCTTGTTGATATGCGGCAGGTACTTCATATCTAGAGGGTTTAAAATCTCCTGCGACAATGGAGATATATCTGTAGGAAAGTATGTCGATGACGATCTTGTACCATTAGACGATGGGGAGATGGATCTCCTACTGGCATCTGGATGGGTGCTCGGAACGATATTGCTTTCTATGGAGTTTATCCGTAGAGATATCGACAGGATTAACGACCTGATAAAGCTAGAGATGAACGGAAGGAAGAACGGGAAGTTCATTAAAGGGTTGAAGCGAAGACGTTCCCAAAAGATTGAGGTCTATACAAAAAGAATGAAAGAATTATCAAAGGTGCAAACCTCGACAGCACCATTTAATGTTGAGGACAAAAATTAAATACAATGGAACAAGTTTTTAGAGGTACCATTACAGATGTAGACGAGTTAAAATCAAACGGAGATTGGTCTGCAATTAGTTTCGAGGTCACAGAGAGTGAGCCTAACAATCCTGAATATCCACAGGTAGCGAAGTTTGACTACTTCAAGAACGGTGAGTACAAGAAGTATGCTGACAGTTTTGAGGGTGACTTCCCTATTGGGACTCATGTTGAGGTTCATTATAGCTTCAAAGCGAATGACTGGACGGACAAGGAAGGTAACGAACGTAAGTTCTACAAGGTGTCTGCTTGGAAGGTTATGAAACTTCAAGAGGAGCCAGCTTCAGCAGGTGACGATGAAGGGGATTTGCCTTTCTAGGTAGAAATTAAATTATGTGGGTCGGTCTATAATGGCTGACCCATTTTTTAAATCAAAGTTATGACACAACAAGAATTGATTCACGAAATAGCTGACTGCTTTGAAACTATGCCGACACATATTAGACTAAGGACTAGGAACTATGATGAAGTTTTTATCAGGTGGTTGTATATTGTAATAGCTAGAAAGTACCTGAACATAGAAGCCAGTAGAATAATTCGGTTTCTAGACCTAGCGAACCACAGCTCTGTTGGATATGCACTGAAGCATTGGGAATCAAAAAGTATTTACGTAAAAGACTGCGACCTAAAAATGAATAAGCTAGTTGGAAGACTTCTTATGAATCATGGGGTTGACATTACTGATCTTAACAACAAGAATGTTACCGTCATAAACCTAGATGGATACGAGAAGGTCAGAAAGAATACCGTACTCAAAGATGGGTATAGGTACATCAAGATAAACGACACATTATTTCAAAGCTGTGTCGAAAATGACAAATAAAGTTTGCTTTACTTATAGATAGTATATATATTGCAGACTCTTTTTTTTTAAAATCTAATATAAAGTCGACATTTTCGACATCTAACTGATAATCAATACAATGAATAACATAATAACGGCATTCAAGAATATAAAGGATACGAACCAACCATTTCACAAGCCATTAAGCGAGGTGTTGAAGCGTATAAAAGACGGTGTATCACGAGAGCTTGTGAATAAAATCAGGTTTGAGGATGACAAGACTGCTCGTAATCTATTGAAGCAGGATCTACCATCGATTTGTTTTTCAGGAAAGTTTAGAAAGAGGAAAGACGATGAGCTGATTGAGCATAGTGGCTTAATATGTTTGGACTTTGATGGGTACGAGACAACTACCGATATGGTTGAGGCTAAGAAGGTGCTATCCAAGGATAAGTATTCACTAGCGGTATTCGTTTCTCCATCGGGCAAAGGGTTGAAGGTGATCGTGAAGATACCTAAAGACCCAGACAATCACCAGAATTATTTCAACTCACTGAAGGAGCATTACAATTCCGATCAGTTTGATCCGACTAGTAAAAATATTAGTCGTGTATGTTACGAGTCTTATGATCCAGAAATTTATATAAATGAAGATTCAGCTGAGTGGACATATCTAGGTCAAAAGGAATACAAGGAGATTGTAAGAAACAGAGATTCAGTAACGGTTCCCATTACGGATGACTCAAAGGTTGTTGAAATACTTCTTCGTTGGTGGACTAAAGAGTACCCAATGTCGGAGGGGTCGAGAAATGAAAACGCTTATGTACTGGCTTCAGCACTAAATGACTATGGTGTATCGAAGGAGAACGCTATGAATGTTCTGCTCCAATACCAAGAAAAAAGTTTTCCTCAATCTGAAATAAGAGCTACTGTTAATTCAGCGTACTCTAGGTCAGAGAATTTTAACACGAAGTACTTTGAAGACGAAGAGCGATTGAACAACCTTCGATCAGACATGAGAGGTGGAGCTTCTAGGAATGATATTAATCAGCAACTCAAAGGAATGAATATCGATGAGTCAATGGCTGATCAGATATCAGACAAGCTAGAGCGAGAGGTTTCTGGAGATAAGTTCTGGAAGAAGTCAGACAAGGGTGTGGTGAAAATTATACACATATCCTTCAAAAGATTTCTAGAGAAGCATGGGTTCTTCAAGTATAATCCAGAAGGATCGAAGAGTTATGTGTTCGTGAGGGTTGTGAATAACTTGATAGACCACACAACAGAGAAGGATATCAAGACGTTTGTTTTGGATTACCTTTTGGAGGTAGGTGACGACAGTGTGTACAACTACTTTGCTGAGAAGACAAAATACTTTAAGGAGGATTTCTTAACCTTCCTAGCAAGTGTTAACGTACACTTTGTGGATGACGAAAAGGATACTGGGTATATATACTTTAAAAATGTAGCGATCAAGATTACTCCTAAAAAAATCTACGAGATAGATTACATAGACCTTGGTGGATATGTTTGGAGAGATCATGTCATGGATAGAGATTTCAAGTTACTGAAAGATCATGAATGCGACTTCAAGAAGTTTATCAGTAATGTATGCTTCTCAGATGAGAAGAGAACCAAAAGCATGGAGTCTACTATTGGGTATCTCTTGCATGGATACAAGCCACCTAGCCAGTGTCCGTCAGTGATACTTAACGATGAAGTTATTAGTGACAATCCTGAAGGTGGTACTGGGAAAGGTATAATCATGAAGGCAATCGGTCATATCAAGAAGATGGTAGTTATTGATGGGAAGGATTTTGATTTCGGAAAGTCATTCCCTTATCAGTTGGTATCAGCAGACACACAGATAATTGTGTTCGATGATGTCAAGAATAGGTTTGACTTCGAGCGTTTGTTTAGTGTCGTCACTGAAGGAATTACTCTTGAAAAGAAAAACAAAGACGCCATCAAGATACCATTCTCGAAGTCTCCGAAGATAGGGATCACAACTAACTACGCCATAAGAGGTACAGGTAGTTCATTCGACAGAAGGAAGTGGGAGCTAGAACTTCATCAATACTACTCAGCTGGATTCACTCCTTATGAGGAGTTCGGTAAGTATATGTTTGATGAGTGGAATGAAGAGGAGTGGATGAAGTTTGACAACTACATGATCGAATGTTTACGTAGCTATATGAACACTGGTCTTGTTAAGTCAGAGTTTGTAAACCTAAAGATCAGGAAGCTATCAGCTCAGACATGTCATGAGTTTATCGAATGGTGTGGTATCGTAGACAACGAGGATCCTACAGACAAGGCTTTAGAATTTATCCGTGGCCATAAGGTATTTAAGTCCGAGCTGTATTCAGATTTTGTGGAGGAGAATCCAGACTTCGGACCTAAGTCGAAGTTAACCGTAAGCAGAAACAAGTTCTATAAGTGGCTTATAGCTTTCTGTCTATATAAAGGAAAGACGATGCCTGACGAAGGTCGTGATGCAAACGGTAGATGGATCAGGTTAATCACCCGACATGAGTACGAGGAAGATGTGAAAATAGAGTTTAAATAAAATCAAATGATCAAGTTAAGAGATTACCAAGAAAGTATTGTAAATGCATTGCGGTCAGAGGTTGAGTATGGAAAAAAGATTTTAGTCCACGCACCAACTGGGGCAGGCAAAACTAAGATCAGTCAGTTTATAATAGAAAGGATAATTTCTTCTGGTAAAAAATGTTTGTTCACAACCCCTAGGATTAAGTTATCGGTCCAGACTCAAGAGAGTTTTGGATTCGGTAACCTAATTCTTGGATCTAAGACTCAAGACAATGGGTCAAACTGTACGATAGCTTCTGTGCAATCGCTTTACTCTAGAAAGGTGACTCAGCATTTTGACTTCATCTTCATAGATGAATGTCATTTTGCTCATGGTTCTAAGTATATCGATTACATCATGGAGACTTACAGCAATTCTGTAATTATAGGGCTGTCTGCCACTCCAATAGATGAGAACGGCTACTTACTAAGTGGATACGACAGTATAATAAGTGAGGTAGGTGTTAAGGATTTAATAAAGAAGGGTTACCTCACAGATGTTGAGGTGTACTCTTCCAATGTACAGCCAGATTTCTCAGAGGTCCCCATAGTT